TGCCACGTCATGCACGTTCTTAGGTATTCGATAAGACTGTGACAGTATTTCCGAACCACCGGGTAAGTTAATAAAATGGTCTACATCTGCACCAGCCCATCGGTAGATGGCTTGATCGTCATCACCTGCGCAGTACATCTTTTTAGATCGACTATCTAAAAGATGAGCTATGTCCCACTGTAACGGGGACAAGTCTTGCGCTTCGTCTAAAAAACATAAATCAAACTCCGGGCAGAACTGGGCACCGCCTTGTGCAAACTGCTCCAGCATGTCGGTAAAGTCGTACAGTCCCATACTGTCCTTGTATTCTCGCAGGCACTTATCGACAAAGTTAACGGTGGTCCAGTCCTGTTCGATAGAGCTAATGTTGTATTGATCGCGTAGATCAACCTTCCGCAAACGAGCTAAGTTAATTAAACCAAGGATTGGATCGCTGCTGGCCACCATGCTGGGCACGTCATCATCTATTGACGTGTTCTTTTGCCCGCCTAGTTCTACACCAATGGCGCGACTAAGTTCACGGTAGTTCTCTTCCTGCATGACTTGTTCGGGGCGTATGTCAGACATTGTTAAAGCAAGGCTATGCAGTGTCCGAAAGAACACCAAGTCTTTCTTAGGGTCTAAGTTAAAACGAGCAGCCGCCCGCTCTTTTGCCTCATTTGCCGCTTTTCGAGTAAAGGCCAAGAATGCGATACGGTCAGGTGATGTTCCATCCGACAGCGCCTTGTCCACCATGTTGAGCAAGGTCGTGGTTTTTCCTGTGCCCGGAGGTCCAAAGATTCTAAACATCTTTCTTTTTCTCCCTACTGTAAATCTGTTGCACCCGTTGTTTAGATATACCCCAAAACTTTCCCACTGCGGTCATGGTCATTCGTTGTCTATCTATCATGTCAACTATTTCTAGGTCTCTCATATGACGCCAATACTTTGTTAACAGCTTTGTCAAAACGGAGCCTCCTCCTGTCCAAATGAAGGCGTTTTTAAATCTACTTCAGCACTTTCAAACGCTGGTATTTTCCAAACACGTACTGCTCGTCCCTTGATCTTTAATACAATACTGTCGCCGTTAATGTCTCTCAAACGTTGCGCAATGCGATGCGACTTGTACTCAAAGAATTTGTTCTTCTTCAGATAATTCTCAAAGTCCTTGAGCCTAAAGTAAGTAACCTCTTCCTCTTCATCGGTCCAAGGACGGCGTAATAGTATCTCTTCCTTGTCTTGCGCCTGCTGTAGGTGGCTGCAAAACTCTTCAAGGTAATCGTAGAACTGACCACTGATGCTGGCGTCTTGCGATACTTCCATGATCGCACTTTCGTTGTCGCGCATCTCAGTCATTAGTGTGCTGATCCGGCCTTCCCACTGCTGCTTGGCAACGGACCGGGGCATGAAGTTAAGTTGCTCCATGCAGTATTTCTGAAATAAGGGTTGGCTCATCAGAGCCTCAGTGTCTAACTCCAGTGGTTCGCCGTTAACGTCCATAAACCAGACGGGAGGGGTAGAGTTATACTTGCGTAGGTTCGCTATCGTAGCGCCCGCTACAGCGGCTCCTATGCCGAATTTACGTGTGCGGCACAGTTCTTTGTTGCAGTGCGCGTTGATCGGCGCATCAGAACACTTGTAGGCGTAGTCTTTGCGGTCTAGCTGCTTCGCAACTATGTTGACCTCTGGTAGTGGCAATGGCGGAGACAGGTACTCCATGTTGTAGCGTAGTATTTCGGACTCGTAACTATCTGGATACGCCTTGCGCAGGTATACCCCGATATTGAATAGACCATTATTTCTACCTCCCTCGCTTATGCGCTGCTTACAAAGTATCTGTAAACAAGGTGGTCCGTCCTTCATCAGGTCGGTTTCACCTGTATCTACTATTTGTAGCTTAACTACTTCTTCGGGGGTTTGTGCATATTTTTCGTACAGGTCTATGAACTCATTCAGTTCAGCGGATGTACCATCATCTAATATTGCGTAACGCAGACCGTTCTCGTGATCGTAGTAAGGTAGGTTGAGAAAGTTTCCAACGTCACCACGGTCTAGGTGCAACTTAATCTGTTTTGGAAATATCTCACTCTCACCATAACCAAGGGCCGCGGACATGTGTTGCAGAGACTTCTGCATGTCTTTCGCAGGCACCCATTCCTTTGAGAATAAAAAACAGTGGGCACCCCCAGACTTGGACCGGCACACTACTAAAGGTAACTTTAACTTTCTTATTTTATCGACAAGCATCTTGTGGTCGAGTGGATACTGGTCCACGTCGATACATCCCCACTTGCACATGTTGTCTTCGTTGATGGGTATGATACCCAATCCACTGCCTTTACCAGACAGATGGTTTTCCCAAAGCTTCAATGTTTGGGGTTCACGCAGGACGCCAGCCTTACCTTTGGCCTTACCGTTCGCGCCGGTGTTTTCTATCTTGAAGTAGCCGTGGGCTTCCTTCAGGCCATCGAATATGGCCATAAATTTTTCTACTGACATTTGTGCCCCCATACGGAAAAAAGCGGCAGGGCACTAAGTACCCCGCCGCGTGACTATTAAAACGGTGTAGATTTACCGTCTGCTTCGTCATCCGTATGTTTCACCACAACATCGCCTGCGGTGATGCTCTCTGCAAAACCCTTTGCGCGGGAATACAGAGCGCCATCCTCAATGACACCTTCGCAGGACATCTCCCATCCATGCCACGATCCCTTGGAGTTCTCCTCGGATACCGTTTTCAGGTGGTAAATGTGGCTAAAGCGGGGCGGTGTAAACGGCCCGTTTTGACCTTGCATTGAGCGAGACGCCATCATGCTGTTCCACTTTCTGCTCTTTTTAAGCTGTGTGGATTTCATTGCGATGAGGGCGGTCTCGTATGACCCATCATCGTTGATTAGGAGAACAAAGTGTTGGTGAGTCTCTTCGATGTAAGACCCATCACCATTTGCAACATATTCTTTGTTGTCATCTGGCGAACGCTCTGTCTTTGGACGTTCTTCTCCCGGTTCATAAATTGCCATGGGCGCACCGCTTCCGCTGCCACGCGGAGCCCACTGGATAAACCTACGCTGATAAGCGCAGGGTACTACTCGAACCCCGTCCTTACCTTTGTATGGAATACCAGTAACAGTGTTGTATATATCACCCTTACGTGCCGTCTCATTCTCGTCCAATACAGGATCGTTACCGGACAGGACCTTTAGGAATGGAAGAGCTAAGTCTTCAGTTCCCATATTGTCCATGCCTGCACCAGCATCCTGCTCCATCATGGCAGGATTGAACACTGCCACATCTTTATTGCCTGCTTCGGCTAATTCACTTTTCTTAGTCATTATTTCTTACCTCGTTTAATTACTGCGCGTTGACCCACCCATGCTCCAAACAATTCCATTGGAAAATCCTCTCCTGCTTCGCAACGTTCTTTGACGAACGCACGTAACGTTTGGGGATGCACCTCAGTTTTTTGTTCTGGAATAAACCCTTGCGTCTGCGCAAATGCAGCAAAGGCTCCCGCTTGATCGTCCTCTCCACGGCCAAACTGACACAAGACAGTATTTTTAATAATGTCATCGTGCCCATGATCGCGTAGCCAGTCGTAGGCTTCTGGACGTTTACTAACGAGAATGGACGCACCGTATGTCTGTTTAACTTCAACAGTTGAACCGTCATCTAGTGCAAAGGAAGACATGCCGATCTCTGCAAGCATCGAAGGCATCTCCTCATCCGTAAGCTTCAGAAGCGTTTTCTTCTCGTCTTTGAGCGTTTGCTCAAGGTCAGAGATTTTAGCTTCCTTGTCTCGGATTGTTCTGGCCAACGCGGCTACCGAAGTAAGCCCTTGCTGGTCAATTTTTTCAACAGATGTAGCATTCGTTTGTTCAAAGTCCTGCTCCATCAATTTTGCTAGGTCATCACTCATCGTGTTTCTCCTTTCGTGGTTAAAGGCACCTCTTTGGGCCTTGACAATTACAGATACTATCGCATACACTCTCAATGTCAAGCGATTTTAATAAATAAGGTGGATAATGCAAAATTACGAGTACGAGACCCAACCATACGAACACCAGCGAACTGCCTTTGAAGAGTCGTGGGACGCGGAGTTCTATGCGTTACTCATGGAAATGGGGACAGGTAAATCCAAAGTAGCAATCGACACGATGGGCGCGTTGTATGAAGAGGGCAAAATTAAAGCCGCTCTTATCGTTGCGCCGAAGGGAGTCTATGACAATTGGGTAAAAGGTGAAGTACCAATACATTTGCCAAAGCGCATCCCCCGTCACATTATGCGATGGATTCCAGCAAAGACCCAGCGTTTTGAGACTGATTTAAAAGATTTTATCGTGGACCGTGATCCTAAATTAAAAGTTTTTGTTATGAATACGGAGGCTTTTTCGTCACCACGTGGCACAGAAGCGGCTGAAGCTTTCTTGTATCAAAACCCAGATAACATTGTCATTGTTGACGAATCAACTACAATTAAAAACAGGAAGGCTGCGAGAACGAAGAACATCATAGCTTTACAGAAACGGGCTAAATACCGCCGGGTATTGACCGGCTCTCCGATAACTAAGAGCCCTATGGACCTGTTTAGCCAATGTAACTTCCTTGCCGAAAAGGCATTAGGCTTTAATAGCTACTATGCTTTCCAAGCGCGGTATGCCAATGTGCAGAAACGCCAAATGGGTCATCGCAGCTTCCAACAGATTGTAGGCTACCGACGTTTAGACGAACTATCTGAAAAGTTAGAGCGGTTTAGTAGCCGGGTTCTAAAAGTCGATTGCCTTGATCTACCTGCCAAAGTTTATATTCGTAGGGACGTTTCCCTCACCCCCGAACAAGTCAAGCTGTACATGCAGATGAAAAAGCTTGCGCTTGCAAAACTAGAAAGTGGGGAGTTAGCTACGACAGCGAGTGTGCTGACACAGATTATGCGGTTACAACAGATTTGCTGCGGACATTTGCAGCCGGATGAGGGCGAGATACAGACGGTCAAAAGCAACCGTTTGAACGAACTACTCGACATCACCGAAGAGTTTCAGGGTAAAGCAATCATTTGGGCGACGTATACACACGACATCCAACAGGTAGCTGATGCCCTGCGCGACCGGTTCGGGCCCGAATCGGTCGCAACCTATTATGGTGCTACTCCGCAAGATGAGCGCCAACAGATCGTGGAGGATTTCCAAGACCCGGACAACCCTCTTCGATTCTTTGTGGGACAACCTAAGACAGGTGGGTATGGTATTACACTTACCGCAGCTAATACTGTTATCTATTACAGTAATAGTTATGACTTGGAGATTAGGCTTCAGTCCGAGGATCGAGCGCATCGTATCGGCCAGTCTAATAAGGTCACTTATATTGACCTAGTGTCACCGGGTACGATTGATGAAAAGATATTGGGAGCTTTGCGCAGCAAGATTGATATAGCAGGGCAGGTGTTGGGAGAAGATGTACAGGACTGGTTACGCTAGTCCTTTTTGTTCCATAGATCAAATAACACTCTAATCTTCTCTTTTATCTGTTCAATGTCGCTGTGCATTTTTGCAAGGACAATTACCAGAGTCACGAATGCCGCCGCTATGGGCCAAACAACCCCTATGGCGTCCATTATTTCCATGTTCAGTTCGTGCTTTCAGAATTTTTTGTATCAAATAGTGCTTCTAATGTACCGATACGGATAGTCAATTCGTGAACCCTATCCTGCATTTCACGTAGTTCTACTACGTCCCGTTCTAATCCTTCGATTAGCATGTCCTGCCTAGCGTCAGCCGGAAGCGAACCAAGCTGCCCGCGTGGCCATAAAATTCTAAATTCAGAATTTGATTTAATCTCAACATCCGTCATATCAACACTGTGTTCGAGTGTCGTGAGCCGTGATTCAATAGAAAAGTAAGCCATTGTGGCGACAGCGGTCAGCGCAATCATGCCCAAGATGTTCTTGAGCGGTATTGTCAGGTTTGTGTCTTCCGATATAGCTGCCATGACGTTTTAAAAAGCGGGCGGTAAAGAGGCTATGCCTCCACCCATTGATCCCGGTCCCATTGTCTGCATCAAAGGTTGCCCTGTTCTAAATTCTTGTCCACCCATTGGTCCGCCACCGCCACCTTGCTGAACCATCGTTGGGGGTTTTCCATAACCAAAGCTTTCTTCTGCGCCAAAGTGCGCTCTTTCTGCTTGGTCTACAAGGTCCACAAATTCTGTCACCTTCGCCTGCATTTCTGCTGCTTGTGGGCTTGTGTATGTTTGGTTTAAATAGTTTCCGTACACCTTCAGTGGCGAGGATTCCATTTGCCGCATCTGCTGACCAAACTGTTGCTGCATGTTTTGGAACATGCCACCAACACCACCCATCTCGGGGGCTCGGTCTATCATTGGGTAACCGGGTTGTATAGTACCCATCTGTTGTTTCATAGGGTTTGCGAAAGGTGCTTTTATCATGCCACCAGCCTCCATGTGTTGTACGGGGTAGATTACACCACCGTCTGCTCTATGTTGTGTTTCACCTTCTCCGGGACCACCGGGACCACCGGGACCTCGCGCAGGACCGTCTTCGGTTTCGCTGCTGCCGCCCGTTGTTTCGGTAGTTGATCCACCACCAAAGATTCCGGCAAGACCGCCTAGATTTACGTTTCCGGCTGTACCACCGCTAGTGTGTCCACTGTATCCGGCAAAACTAAAAGCAGGGTTCGTTGACCCCGAGCCGCGGCCCACGTAGCTAAAGGGGATAGCATCTTGCGAGGCGTTATCAGCGGCTTGTCGGGCATCAAACTTTTTTTGTACCTGTGAAGAGAAAGCATCGTATTGTTCTTGCGTGTAATTGTATTTTTCAGGGTTCTGCAAACGGTCCAGTTCGTTGGCCGTGTAATACGATGATCTGCCCCCGTATTCTGCAAAAATACTCATTACACTTGCCCCATTAAACTACCGATGCCGAGAAGTTCTCGGTCTTCTGGGAATAAAGCTGCAAACTTAGTCCGGTCCACAGGACCTGATCCCTGTGATGCCGTTTGAACGGCGGCAGGAGGGTTAACCGGACCAAGTGCAGGTCCACTGTTCTGGGTGGGAGTTTGAACAGGTGGATTAAGGGCCCCTTGTTGGTTATTCGGGGGCAAATTTTGTTGAAGATTCATAGGCCTGTTTTGCGGTTCAGGTGGTGTATATTCTTCTTCAATAGCCGGTCGTATACCAATCGGTAAGCGTCTACCGGTTTGTCTTGCTAAAGGCTCGAATGCCTTTTCTAGGGCAGACATGGCATTGTCTGCGTTCTTCTTGTCATTAATTTCTTTCATCATTGAAGCAAGCAATTTAGGGTTAGAAAACATTTCCGTCATAACCTTTAAACGCTGGGTCTCTGGTCCGCGAAGCAATACACGTTGTACCAGATCAGAACCGGTCTGTTCCGCAATAAGTCCGCCACTCATTTGTGGCATACCAAGAAACTTCTTCAACTGCTGTTGCGCTGCGCCACCCGCTGTTGCACCTGCAATACGAATATAAAATAATTTGGCCATGCTAGGGTTTTTAAACAAAACGTTTTCAAAGTTGTTAGTAGCAAAAGCTTCTTCTACGCCACGAAGTGTCTTAATTGCTTTCTGTACTTCTTCCATTTCCGGTTCTGTGGCAAGACCCTTTCTAAGCATAAAGTCTTTCATTGAAAACTTAGTATTAGGGTTTACACCGTCCATTTGACCAAAAATAGATTTCTGCAAAGAGTCACCATTCGGCAACCCGGCGGTGTTGTTTGCTTTTCGTAAAGCATTATTAAAAATAGCCGATTTAAGACCTTCTAAAGCTTGTTCACGAGTATATTCACCACCTGTGTAATTAGCTTCATCAACCATTTGATAAAGCTTGTTAAGTGCTAAAGTAGGTCGTTCCGAAGCAAGTGCTTTTGCCACCGCTTTACCGGGGTCTTCAAACTCTAATACCGTTTGAAAAGCTCTTGTGCTATATAACCGATCAACCTGTTCTTGCGTAAAACCAGCCTGTTTAGCTTTTGAAGGGCTCATTGTAAGCGATGGATCAGATAGCATGTTATCAAAAGCTTTTTGTGCGGACTGAGCGTCAGTTAAATCAACCTCTAAATCGTCTATTAATGCAAACAATTCTTTCGTACCGGGTTGTTGTTTAAAGGTCTCTAGCTTTCTGGGGTTTACAACAAAGGTCTCAATCATTTCATTTGGATTAGCTGGATTTGGTACAGCTTTTTTATCCATTACTTTGCGCAAAGAATCGCGCAGTGCGGCGCTCATAAGTTCGTCGGCATCCATAATCAAAGCATCCGCTTCGGTTATACCGCCTTCGTCTACAAGAAACCGGCCTGCTGCTTTAATTTGGTCAAAACGTTTAGCCGTGCTTAGATTGCCTCCACGGAAGGCGGCATCAAGCAGGTTTTGTGGGTCTAAAACCAAACCTCTGTTTCGGTCTGTTGCAGTCAGATCACTAAGGAAGCTACGAGTAAATACGTTGTTTCTAGCAAAGGTGTATGCGCGAGCCGCGTTGTACGACTCAGAAGCCCCGTCTTTTTGACCAGTCAAATCCCGCAATAAAGCGTCGCTGATCTTATCAAGACGCCCTGCATTTACGGTATCACCCGTCTTTCGTAGTTGTGCCGAACGGTTTAAAAGGCCTGAACGCATTTCAAAAAACTTTTGTGCCGTAGCAGGGTTTCGACCACTTTGGTTTTGGAAGTAATCTCGTAGGTCATCAATGTCTTTTCCATAACCCGACAAGGCGCTTTCTAAATCTCTCTGCGCACCTTTAGACGCAAAATTAAGACCACCTTCTCTTGAAGGACGATCTAATATCTGCAAAACGTTTGGTTGAGATATTTCACGGCCATTTTTAGCGTAAAACTGCGTGAGGGGGTAGCTTCCAACTTCTTTCCAAAGTCGGCCTTCCCTTACTTTACTAAGGTCAATTTGATTTTTTAATACGTCATACAGTTTTTCCGATAAATCAACTCGGTCGGAGGCACCTGTTACGTCTCCACCAACCACTTTATTTGCGGCGGTCATTAATTTAGTTACGGAAGAGTCTACGCCATCTAAAATGTTTTGTTCGTACAAACCTTGCTGAATACGTGCAGCATAAGTTAGTGCGAGAGGATCGCCTGTAGAAGCCAAAGCTCGAACTGCTGCAATAGCACCTGCCTGTAATTCTTCTCGGCCTCGACCGGTAGCCACTGCTAAATCTTCGCTAGATTTAGCTAACTCGTTTTGAATAGTTTGTAGTGTAGGTGAAAAATCTAACCCCGCCGCTTTTGCTAAATCCGCAGTAGTAAGTTTTATAGTCTTTCCGTCTGCGTCTTTTCTAACTACTTCGGCTTCTTTACCAAGTGCTTCGATAAAGGCTGTCAATTTTTCATCAGCCGGTATGTCTTGGCCTGTTTCGGCACTTTTCTTTACAGCGTATTCTTCGGACTTTTCTAAAGCTTGTAAAATTCTTTTAGCACTGTCTTTTTTTAAAGAATCAGTCAATATTCCGTCTTTTGTTTCGTCCGCCGCGTTCCCATACCATGTTCGCAACGTTCTAAATAAACCTTTTGCGGCATCTGGACCAGAATCTAAAACAATTTGTGCTGGGATAGGTATCGCCAAAGACCCCAAAAGCTCGTATCCCATACGAGTGCTGTCATCGTAAGGTGCTATATCTTGAGCTAAATAAGCGCCTGTTCCTGAACCAACACCTACTAGACCTTCTGCGCCTAAAAACTTTCTAGGGTTTTCTCTAGCAAACTTCATGGACTTGTCGATGCCGCCTTCAATACCACCTACTATCCTACTGCCTACCGGACCTTTTCTTGGGTCAAAAGCGTAACCCGCCGGATTAAATCTAGTAATACCTAAATTAACGCCCAAACCGCCACCAAACATAGGGCCGCTTTGAGAGGCTGTTGCTCGGGCCCTTGAAGCCTTTTCAAATAATTTTGCCGCAGCTTTTTCGCTTAAACCTGCGTTTTTTGCGGCAAGTTGAAAAGCATCATCCGCTACATTAGTAAATGTACCGTTTGACACCTGTTTAAAATTTTCTAAAAATTCAACAGCGCCTGTTTTAGCTTTTGGAATACTTGGCGCTAATTTCCATGGCGATGCCAACATGGACAGAGCAAACATGCCTGTTTCACCAAAATTAGCCGCAGGCTGTAGTGAAGGAACTACGGGGGCTTTTTCACCAATAACAGCATCTTCTGCTTTACCCGCGCTAAAAGCACCTAAAATAGCACCACCAATTCCGCCGATACCGTAAACAATACCTTTTAAAGCCAATCCGGGTAATCCAACGGGAGGGATCAGAGCAGCTACCGGCGTTGCGGCAGCTAAACCTGCTTTAAAACCTAATCCGCCACCAACAGTTTCTGGAGCCATCCTTGCCGCCGCATATCCAGCGGCTTTAAGCCCTGAAAACTCGCCTTTTTCTGGATCATATTTACCGTGGTCATCGACGTTAGTAAAAATGGTCAGTATTTCTTCAGGCGTAATATTACGTTGTTCGGGGGAAATGCCTTTGTAACGATCCAACTTGTCTAAAATAGGGTGTGTGCCGTTAGCTAAACTTTCCATGGTTAAAGGCGCATCTAGTTCTAACTCTTCGTTAGCTATAGATAACACCCCTTGCACGGTTTCATCTAAACCTTGCGTTTGCATCAAGTTTTTAAACTGAGGAGCGGTTAGCTCAACTAAGGCTTCGTCAGACATTATCCGCCCC